GACGCCCGGTCGGTGCTTCCACTGATGCCGGATCTTCGGTTGGGTCTACCGCAACATCGGCCAACTGTGCATATCGTGGTCGTTCCAGTGCTGCGAGACGTTCAATAACACTTTCTAGATTTTCCAGATTTTTAGCGCGGCGACCGCTGCCTGACTCCAGACGGCGGTAATTATGGATGCCATATGTCGCTAGCCCCTGGGCAAATTCCTCAGATGTCATCGGAGGTTCTGAACCCTCCGGCCAGAACCCCTGTTCACCTATCTGTTCATGCGTCAGCAGTTCTTGGTGACGAAGGTGCCGAGCCATCTCCCGTAGCTGATTGAGTGTCTGAAGTTCCTGCAACACCACCGCTCGTTGTGCATCTGTCAGTTGTAATGCCGACTGTGCCCGACGTCTACCGGTTGCCATGTATCACCGCCTGTTGCATCACCTCGAACCGTCGGCGCTTCACCGCGTCGGGTCCATACACTGCTGCTTCCATTTCCAGGTCATCCGTACTCTTGGACATTTCTTCAATGAGTTGTTCGTCGGGTTGTAGCGGGATTTGATCGAAGCCCAGTTCGTCCACCGCTCGGGTGCGTAACATCTGGAGAAACCGATCCGTATGTTGTCGAAAACGATCGGCGCGTCGGCGAAACCGGCGCGGCTCCTGGTCATCAGCCCAGCCTCGACCCTGCGTCGGATCATCGGTTGGCCCATCCAGCGGTTGTGGGGTCAGGAACGGATTCTCAATCATCGCTCGACCGTGACCTGATTCTCATTCGGCTGGTTGGCCGGACCCTGGACGGGAAGTCCCACGCCCGGTTGCCGTGGTCCCGGTGGTGCCCCACCCAGAACCCCACCTTCAGCCGGAGTAAAGGCGGGTTGCCCATCCGGTCCAAGCACTGTCGGTTGTGGCGTCGGTTGTGGCATCGGTCGCGGTCCACGACCGGAAGCCACCATCGCAAACTCACTGAACCAGGCATTGAATTGCGGGTTCTGTAGCACAAAGTCTTCCCACGCTCGTTCGTCCATCAGTTCTTCAACATTCTCATAATTCGCCAGTTCAAGGGCTACCCGTTTTGGCAGGAACCCGCCGCGCCACTGGTTGAGGTAATGCTGCTCGTTGGCAATGGCGTTCATGGGGTCATGCGGTCGAATACTGACTTCAACATCGAACCAGCCCTGCGTGTCATCGGGGCCAATCGCCACCCAATCCACCGTCTGCCGGTCCTTCTCGGTAAATCGAATCGGCACCGTATCGCGGACCCGGTATTCCACCAGCTCCAGCATGCGAGCAAACAGGACGGCGAACGCGGTCGCCTGGTGATCGGCAATCTGGTCAAACGGCACTCGTGCCAGTTGGGCACTCAGCGCCTTGGCAAACCCGGACCCACCGCCGGCCCCCACCGCTGCCGCATCGATCTGCGACGATTCCATCAAGGCCGCGAGAATGCCAAAGGTTTCCTCAAGGTCACCGCCATAGCGGGGCAACTCAATCGGGAAGAACCCCTTGTCACTCCCAGGCTCCAGCGGATGGGCCTTGCCAATTTCCAGTTCAAACGGCTTGGCCGAGCCATCCTCGTCGTCTTCGCCACCCACAAACCCATCGACCTGGTAGGTCGGATAGCTGGTACGCCAGGCGCGATGCCCCTTGGCCGTCAACATCGTGTACAGCCACGACACCATGCCTTCCAGTGGAGTTAGCACTGATAGGTAGCGTTCCTTGGGATTCGTCGTCGGTTCGGTCCAGCCTGGCGCATGGATGTACGGAATGAATCCATACGCATGCTTAAAGCGGTGGAGCAGTCGCCATGACCCCTTGAGGTTGGCAAACACCACCTGCCAGTCGTTGTCCCAGTATTCGAGGACTTCCACATCATCGGTCTGTCGGTCATCGTCGGTGGAGAGCGGTTCTCCACCCAGCGCACTGGCCATGCGCATGACATCTCGCCGAGGTCGTCGGCTGACTTCAATCACCGCATCCAGGCCAAATTCCCCGAAATCGGCAAAGATGGTGTTGGGATCTGGCACCCGTACCGCAAACGGTAATGGGGCCCCACGTTTCCAGTTCGCCACGCGGCGGTTGTATTCCTTGAGTTGATCGGCATCCAGCGCATCGAGCGCGTCATGGCCTTCAAAGAGATCACTGACCCCCGGCTTGTCGTGCCAGGCATCGGGCCGAAACACCAGCTTCAACCAGCCTTCGCCATCGACCGCCTGGTGATGCGCTAACCGTCGGCGAATCCCCAGCGGGTTTCGACGTTCCAGTTGCACGAGGGCTGCATTGCACCAGCGCGACACCCGAGCTGCCGCTCGCATGTCGTAATCCGTCGGGTCTGGTGGCGTCGGCACCTTGATCCGCAACGGTTCGGCGGTAACGGTCTGCACCGTGCGCCGCACAAAGGTTCGGGGTAACCCGAGCTTGATATCGACCGTGGTGGTGCGCAGGTCATCCGGCACCAGGATGTCAATTTCGTCACGTAGCATTTCGCGCCACGCATCACGCCGGGATGTGCGTCCGGCATACAACAATTCGAGGTCTGATTTTAACGACAGGATGTGTTGACGGGTTGGCGTCCAGCCCGTTCGACGTTCAGCCACGGTGCATTCGCGTTATACGCCTCTGAAGACAATGGGCCGCGCACGCCGTCGAGGCTTGCCAGCCGGTCCAAAATTCATGAGTAAGCCATACGCCAGCGCCTTGATCCCGTGATTGTCGGCATCGACCGGCACCTGCCGCAGCTTGTGCCCTTCCCGAGCCTCGGGGTAGCGATACATACGAAACTCCCGAACCAATTGCTGGCATCGCTTATCGATCTTTAGCCTTGCCCACAACTGCCGGTCGTGCCATAAAGGTTCCTGCCCGGGATGTTCCTGTTCCCACGCCAGGCGACGGGCGGGGTCTTCAAGAAACGTGGACAGCCGATCAATGCCGTCCTGGATACGCCAGTACGACGCCCGTAAGGCCACCTGCCCTTTCTTATGCCAGATCTCGGTTTGACTTTCTGACCCGGCGCGTTTCGTCCCGGCCACATCAATCACACCACCCGTCACGTTCTTCCACCACGGGCGCATGCGGCATTCCCCAATCACCCGCTCAGCCACCGAATCCGGCGGCGTCGCATAGATTTCATCAATGACGCGCACCTCATCGCCATCCCGCTGCACGGCATACACCGCGTACACCTGGTGCCCAGGGTCCATCCACAGTTCCACGGGCCAGCGAACCTTGGTGTCGCCCGAGCTGCGAGCCGGTTGAAACGGGACGCGACCCACATGCACCTTGGGGTGAAACTCCTGATGCACCAGCGTGGCCGGTGGGACAGGCACCCCCGCATGCCGTTCCATGAACCGGTTGCGCGGCATCGCCGATTCCAGTTCCTGGATCGCCGGATCGTGCCGACCCTCGGGGTACATCACCCGGTTGGCCCACGACGGCATGGAAAAGCTTTCCCCCAGCGCCCCGTCAGCCTGCCACTGCTCATGCCAGGCGTGATACCAGTCGTACGCGCCTTCAAAGGTGCCGGTAAACCACAGCCATCCCAGCTCCCCCGCCACCCGACGATTGACCCGTGACACCAGCTTCAACGCGGCTTCTTCGGTCAGTTGCGCCGCTTCACACGCCATAATCCCCGACGGCGAATGGCCGGCAATTTTTCGAGCATCATCCACGGTACGGGCGCGGACCTGTGCGCCTTCAAACACGCCCTGTAATTCAATCGTCCACCCTTCCTTGGTCGGTCCCCTGGCATCCTTGAGCGCACCGACGGCTGAATACAGGTGGTACAGGTATTCAAATTCCCGCTCGGTCAGGTCGTACTGTTTCGCCACCAGCCAGTACAGGCGGTTGGGTTGTGTCCGCGCAAACGTGTCCTGCGCCCCGACCCGGCTCTTGCCACCCCCTTCGCCGCCCGCAATCAGGCCGAACCGGGAATCACTCAGCAGCGGGGGCCAATGCTCCGGCTGCGGCACAAACGGGTCAATCCCCGGGGCGTTCCACCGCTCCAGTTGCCGGTTCGCCGCTTCCCACAACACGAGCCGTCGTATCAATGACGGGCGCTCCGCGATCTCCGGGCCGCTCAGGGGGCAGTGCTTTAAGAGCGGTGAGGAGGTCACGCTGGGCCATGTCGAGGGCGTTTCGAGCAGATTCTCCGAGATTGTGTTCATGCGTAACCCGTCGGGCTGGACTGCCCAGCGTGTACGACAACACCAGCCGTACCGCGTCCAACTGCCGCTTGCTCATACTCTCGGTGCCTTCCAACGCTTGCAGGAATCGCTCCTGCGCGAGCGGGGTCGCCGCCTCGAAGAACTCGTCCCACGGAATCCCCGCCGCGCTTCGGATGTCGGCGATGTACCGACGGACGTGTTCGTTCCGCAGAATCCGGGTGAATTGCCAGGTCGGCTGGCCCAGGTTCTCGTCGATCTCCAGCGCGTTGCACAGCTTCGTCACCGGCATGTTCTCGATCCCGCGCAATTCGCAAAGCTTCTCGAAGCGGTTGCGCCCGAGCCACGATTGGTCCTGGTCGTCGAGCGACGTCCACGCGGTTTCGGCCAAAGGCGATCGCGTAAACGACGGCACTGACGAGTTGCCAGGCATCGACTTGTCCGGGGTATCCAAGGTCTTCATGCACATCCTCAATAAATAGACGGGCCTCCCGCATCAATTGGGCAATGGCCCGTCGGCGAGCCACCGGCAACCGGGCCATCCGTTCGGCGGTGGTGAGATTCGTTGGCGCAATGTCCTGCGTGAAATGACCCAACGCATCGCGCTCGGCCTGTCGATACACCATGAGCCACACCCGTAACTCGGGTTCCAGTTGGTCCACGTTGCTCACCGGAAGAAATGGCGGCGGCTCCTTGGCACGTCGGCTCATGCCTGTACCGTAGCCATCAGTCGGCGACCCAACCATTCAGCGACCGGGGCCACCACCCCGTTGCCACACATCCGGTAGCGATGCGTATCGGCAATGGCCGTGCCATCAGCGGTCCAGCGCGTGTGGTCATCCGGCCATCCCATCAAGCGTTCACACTCACGCGGGGTCAGCCGGCGCACGCCGACCAGCGTCGCTGCATCACCAGTGCCAGATGTTCCCGCCTGGGCGGGTTGCGACTCCCACGCCACGACCGATCCCTGCTGCACTTCTTGCAGGTTGCTGTAATTTTTCGCCCCAAACGTCGTGGTGAGGGTGCCAAGCGATGCCGGAATCCCTGGATACGTGACGTACGTTTCGTCCTCCGAGCCACGGCGACCCCGGGCGTTCGCCTGTAACGTGTTCGCCACCAAGTGTCCGGCCTGGGCCTGGTTGTCGTCCGGGCCGGCCACACCACTCCCTGTCGCCGTCAGCGCGTTCGACACCAACTTGGTGTCG